GCGGGGCTATTATTTGAATAACCTCCACCATGAACAATTCTAGATCCATTAGAAACAGCGGCTCCATCATAATAATTAAGTAACAAGTCTCCAAAATCAGAAGCGTTCCCACTCCCTGCAGAAATATCAAAATATTGTATAGTATTAGTTGCGCTCGCTCCACCCATAGTGAAACCTCTAGAGCCAAGGTAAGGAGGTGAACCTGCAGGATAATCAGTATTCAGTTCAATCTCTTTAAACTCACTGTTTATGTAAATCATCACTTTATTGTTAGAGCTATCCCACCAGATAGCCCCGTTTTTAGGGCTACTAGGCTCTGTTCCTGATGATGTGTAAGAGTAAGTATTTAAAGTGCTTAAAGCAGATCCACTAGAATGGGTCGGGCTAACAGGAAAGTTTGGCTTACCTGTACCCGCTAAATTTACAACTGCGTCTACTTTAATTTCAGGCATTAAACTACAACCCACCTAACTCCTGAAGGAACTGTTACTGTTATACCGTTGTTTACTGTTATTGGCCCTGCGCTCATGGCGTTGTGGCTTGCTGTTATTGAATAATTGGTTGTCACAGCCTGATCGTTCTCATAGAAAACTTCGTCACTACCACCGCCTGTGGCTCCACCACCACTACCGCCTGATATTGTGGAGAAACTAAGAACACCACTACCGTTAGTTACAAGAGCCTGTCCATTGCTCCCGTCTGCTATAGGATGGCTAATTCCATCGATAACAACTTTACCAGATCCATTAGGTGTAATTGATATGTTTGCATTTGCGCCATCAGCGATAGTTACCGTTCCAGAGTTTGTCCCTGAGTTAGTATTTAGAGTTAAATCTCCAGTACCTTGTGTGGTAATCGTTGCATTGGCGTTGTTGTCGCCAACCATCACTGTATCAGCGCCTAAGTTAACGTCACCAGTGCCGTGAGGAATAATGTCTATGTTAGCATTAGATGTTGAGACGATGTCATTACCGTTAATATCTAAACTGCCGCCTAGCTGTGGAGAGCTGTCATCTACTACATTAGCAATCCCTGATCCAGAAAGGGAGCCAACAGATGCAAATGCTAAATTACCAGAGCCGTCTGTCTTCAAGACATGTCCTGCGCTACCATCCGCTGTTGGATGAGAAAGCCCGTCAAGAATAACTTTACCAGAACCGTTTGGCGTGATTGCAATGTTGGCATTTGATACCGATACGATTGCATTACCGTTTACATCAAGACTTCCGCCTAATTGAGGGCTAGTATCTTCGACTACATTCGAATTACCATATGCGGTTTTTACTGTCCCGCCCATGCCACTATGATTAGAACAATAGTAATAAAGGGTAGCTGCTGCATCCTGTTCTAGTGTTACTTCTACATAAGCACCTGCAGAACCTGCGGTTCCAACTGTCGTAATTCCTGTGGTAAATGCTGAACCGCTATTATGTGTGCCATCTGAAGTTGTTGAGAAGACAAATGGATGCCCGCTGTTTGTGCTATTACTGTTATCAAAACGATATGTAATACCTTTTGAAAGAGATACGGTTTGCCTATCTGTTCCATCAATATGGTATTTGTTGCTACCCCCGACAGACGCAACCGTAACTGTGATTGTTGCAACTGCTGCTTTTCCTGAAGTGTTAATACTTGGAGCAAACTTTGCTAAATTTCTGTTTATAGTCATGTCAAATTCCTAAATAGCATATTGTTGAACTTGCAGGATGTCGCCCAATGAAGCCCCTGACGCCAAGGTCACCGCTGATGCGCTTATCGAATAATCTGTTGTTGGCAGTAGAAGTATACCGTTTAGGTACACCGCTGACTTGTTTGTGTTATAAGTTCCAGAAAACGCAGTTTGGTTTGCTGTTGCCGTGAAAGATGTTGTCGAGTAGTTAGCTGATGCCCCACCATACTCCACAACCTCAACAATGTCACCTACAGTTGCACCAGAAGCAAGAACGACTGAACTTCCATTTGTAGCTGTAAAGTCTGCACTGTTTAGCTTGGCCCCGTTCATGAACACGAGGATGTTTCCAACAGCATAGTTTACTGTAAATGTTGTCTGATTTGCGGTAGCTGTAAAGTTAGTAAAGTTGTGAGCAGCACCAGAGAGAGTTAAGTCTTCAGCACTAGGGCTGATAAACAGGACTGCGTTACCTGATAGGTTTAGTAAAGACCCTGTTGAACTGGATGATAGTACCCTTGTTAGGGTAGTACCCGAATGTGTGTATACACCTTGTCCTATCTCAAAGGCAGTTCCATCCTCTATAACGTACCTGACGGTATCCCCATTAGAGATACCGCCAGAAGCAAAAGTCTGAAAACCTGACTCAGCAGAACCAAGGGTCACAGTTCCTGTGCCTGTGGTCGAAGTGCTTACTTTAACTCGATCTGCAAATTTTACCACAGTAAGGCTCCATTAAGCTATGCGAATGATAGCGTTAGAAGCATCCGCTGCAGGGAACTGAATAGTAAAGTCACCTGCTGTAGAGGTCTTGTCAGAACCAAAGTCTAGTACAACCACTGTGTCCGTTGTGCCTGATCCACTACCTGTTGTGGTATTGTAGATTAAAGCACCGCGAGCAGTAACAGTTGCATTTGTGAATGTAAGATCACTAAAGTCAGTCAACGCTGTTGTGCTACTTACTGATGGATCTACCCTTGTTAGAGTGCCACCACCTGCAGAATACCCAGACCCACTTACCTCGTTAGAAGTAGTGTAGGCAGTTGTAGCTGCATTAAAAGAGGCGCTGTTTGTATACATTGCTAACTTGAATGTATCACCCCCTGAGTTTTTAAAGTTATGCGCTCCCTCAAGAAGTTCTTGCTTGAAGGATGTACACATAAAGTTGCCAGAAAACGCCATATCATAATCTCCTTATAAGCTCGGCAAGTTTAGGATGCCCTGCATCGTTCAAGGCATTATACACGGTTGTGCGGTCACTGCGAATAGCTTCTCGCATATAAAACGCAACCACTTTTTCCATGTGCTTTTTGAAGGCTTGTGCCTGATCTCGGATAGCAGGATGTGTACTGTCAGAAACACTTATAAGTTTCTCTACACAACGCTCCGATACCTCATCAGGTGTAAACCCTCTATTCTCTGTAGTCTGTATGTTAACTACTGGTTCTTTCGGTATATCTACATTAAATTTAAACATTGTTCTCGTCTTTGCTGTATCCCTCTTCGCCATCTCTATAACCGTCTTGTTGCAGTAAGCCACCCACTTTAGTAAAGGCTTGCATAGCGAGCTGATGTTGTTTTCTATACTCGTTCATAAGATCTGTATCGCCCTTCATAAACGAATATGCTTCTAGTAATGAGCCGTAAAGCAAAGCTGTTTCGGCATTGTCACCTAACCATGTTGTACCTGCTGTAACAATAGATGGTGGATCGTAATAGTAGTTTATTTGAGCAAGATACGCAGCATTTGGCGTTGGCGCTAATATAAAAAAGCCCGGTGAGGTAGTGGTTCCTCCCACAAACTGACCATAATACTTAGGTAAACCAGTATCTCCTGCAGGATACGCCTCCTTCATATAGGTAACATTCTTATTGAGAAGATAGCTATAATTACCACTGCCATCTGTGATGGCTATAGAATACACTGCGATCATGTCTGTGGGTCTGGCTAGATATTGAGAGTTAGCAACTGTACTACCAGTAGAAGCCTTTCGAAGCTCTGGAATAAGAACCTGACGAAGTATCTTTTCTTCTGCCTGTCGAACAAACGTAGGAATATTAGCCACAAAAGAAGTCTCTGTGTTCTCCGTGTAGTCCTGTATAGCCTGTGTTAACTCTGTATAGTTCATTTGAACTTATCCGTTTCTACTAAAGTTGCCGCCTCTAACAGCCTTACCCATACCACCACAGGAACCACCTTTTTGCATGTATCCCATCTTGTTACGAACAGCCGTAGGGAGTTTCTTCAAACCATTATTGCTTTCGGGAACCGACTTAAGGCTTCCACCCTCTGCTGATTTCTTTGTGGGTCTTTTTTTTGGTCTTAAAGAAGTAGTTAGGGGTATTGATTTTGGTCTAATTTTAGGTCGCAAAGATTGATTTTTTGGATCTTTTTTCTTACGAACTTCTGCAGCTTTTCTTTTTGTATCTGCTCCTGCCTCAAGCTTTGTAAAAGTATTATTACGCCCTTTGTCTGCTGCTCTTTGAAGGCTACTGCGAGCCTTGTTGCGAATATTGGTAAGTCCTTTAACAATAGGTTGATTTTTTATACCTCTTTTAACAGCATCAACAACTTTTTTAGTTGTGCTTTTTGAGCGCTTACCTTGCTTACCTTCCCTAGATTCCATAGTGCGCTTAGTTCTTGGTAAGTTTCTTCCTGTTTGTGCCATCTTGCCCTCCAAAAAGTTCAATTGAACTTATTTTAACATGTTTAAATTTTCAAATCTACCGTTAAGGTGTATTCACTTGGCCTCCCATACCACTATGGTTAGTGCAATAGTAGTGTAATGTTGGTGCGCCCGAAGCTATCACGATCTGAGTATAAGCACCTGCGTTTCCGGGGGTTCCGCTAGTTGTAACGCCTGTTGTGTACTCCACACCACCTGAATGGGTTCCGTTTGATGTTGTTGAAAACCTTAGTGGGTGACCACTATTACTCGAATGTGATTGATCAAATATGTAGGTATTTCCTTCGCTAAGATTTCCTGTAGGAGATTCTATACCATCGATGTAAAACTTATTACCACCACTATACCCTGTAGTTACAGTAACTGCGAAAGATTGTGCTACATTGGTAGATAAAGTAGCTACGCCTGTAGTTCCCACGGCAGAAACACCATTTGGAAATGCAGTTATTCCTACGCCTAGTAGGGTAACCGTCCCAACCGCACCTACAGCGGCATTTGGAGCAGTTAGATTTGCGCTATATGTATTAGCCACAACAGAGCCAACAGAAGATGAGGCTGAAGAACCTGTAACGTTCACCACGCCCTCATCGAAACTTATGGCAACTCTACCAACAGCTCCTGTCATAAATTGAGCAGGGTTCCATACAGGAGAAAATCCAAACAACTGTCTGCTTTCTTCTAAAGACCTATCTGGCCTAGCGTGTGCAAGACTTTGAGGATCAAATATTCTAACCCTGCCCAAAAAGTTTTGAGGATGATCGCCATCAGCAACATCCCGACCAACTCTTAGTCCAGTCTTTACGCCATTCTTGAACTCATCAACAAGCTCATTCAGCGGATACCTGAAGCCAGTTCTGTCGCAGAAACCGAAAGCATATTTACTTCTAGCAGTTGTCATCCACCACCTAACATAAATGTATTGTATGGCACAAATTTGATTGATGCTGTTTCAGCATCTTCACCTGCTGCAAGCTCAAACTGATATTCATATTCTTGCTTTAAAGGAACAACTCTGGCTATTGCTTCTGGTTTTTTCATAGCTATTTGATATGCAAGACCTGCAACAAGACACGGAACAAACCTAGGCGGTATAGCCGCTGTTGTGCCAACGCCCGTTGCCAAGCCATCTATTCCCTTTAATCGATGAAAAGCCAAAATATAATCTGTGTCAGGAACGGGCCAAAGTGTTACTTTTGTTTCTGTAGCCAGTCTTTGAACAAATATTTGACTAGGCTTACCCTGTGTATTTTTATTAGATTGAGCTGCGTAAGTAGATACAGATATGCGTTGCAATGCTGCATCAACTTGATTTGTTCCTGTTCCAGTCCTTATTTGATGCTCGATTACATCTATAGTGTCTATGGGCATAGAGTAGGTTGCTGTTCCTGAGCTTAGATTTAAAACACCTGAATCAACCGTAAAAAGATTGAGGCCTCTGTTCTGCCATTCGAGCAACATGATATTAAGGCTACGCCTCGCTGTTCGAAGGTCGTAACCTGTGTTTAGCTCTAGACCTGCGCGTTCATAAGCTTCTTCAAATATGTCAGGTAAATCTGGTGTAACGACTGCCATTTTATCCTACCGTTTCTTGGCTTTAGAGTTTCTAGGGAAACTCCTGTTTTTAGCTTTTGTTTTCATCGTAAGGTTTTTTCTAGAGTTATCACGAGGGTTTCCATTCTTGTGATCAACGTCTTTTCCATCACCTTTTTTTGCCTTACCTGCTTTAACCATCTTAGATCGTGCCGTGTTTCGAGATGCTCTTTTCTTCTTCTGTGTAGAAGATTTGTGGTAACTATCGTATTCTTTTCTATAATTTCGGGGCATTGCTATCTATACCCTCTTGTTTTCTTTGCTATCTTTTTGGGTTGAGCCACATGCTGTTTACCTGCCTTCTTACCTTTTCTCTTAGCACGGGAGGTAGCTGAATACTCAGCAGCGCTAAGGGATTTTATGGCTGCAGAAGGCAGGTATCTCTCACCAGTAGCCTTACGACCTTGCGTAGATGGCTTACCGCTTTTGGTACGCCATTTTTGCTTAGTCCAATTCTTAAGACTTTTCTGTGACTTCTTTAGAGGCATTACTTTTTCTTCGCTTTGCCGCCACGTTTCATAGCCATAGGCTTTTTAGCCATACCGCCACGCATCATTTTCTTTCCACCACGCTTCATAGCAACTGGCTTCTTTTTCATAGCTCTAGGTTTCATAGCCATCGTCAAGTCTCCTTTTTCTGTTAACGACTAATTCTTCATACTCTTCATCAGGATACACATCATAGTAACCTAAAGTATGCAACTTATCACTTGCTCGAACCACCTGTTCTAGGTCTTGAATAAACACCATACAATAGTGTCTATCTATTAAGCTTTCCCAGTCATTATCTGAAAGAAAGTCTAGGTTTGCATCATCCGCACCGTAATCGGGATGAAATTCCATGCAATGTAGATTATCAAAAAGTATATTAAGGTTTTGAACATATTTATTAAATTTATCTAATTCTGGAACTTCATATGAAGCGACAACAACAAGCTCCTTATTAGATAGGATAAAATCAGAACAATGTTTTAGGCTGTCTGCATATATATCATCTGTTTGCACAACTAATACTTTATCTTTTTCCCAAGCATTCTTAGCGTAGGGGCATGGAGAAAGACCTTTTAGGTTCTGGTTCGGTACTTCTAAAACCTCACTCGACCAACTTCTAAGATCTCTCTCTATTTCTCCCATTAGTCTCTGTAGCCTCCACCTGCTTTTTTATAAGCTTTTGCCATCATTTGGGCTTTTCTGGCTGACCATTGGCCCGGAGCGCCACCCTTTCCACCTGCCTTTATTCTATTGAATATACGTTTACGCTTTGCAGGATCTGTATAATTACCTGCCTCGTTGACGCGGCTCTTAGACTTCTTCTTGGGGCTACCACCTTTACCCATGCGAACAATACTTAAGTCTTTTGCATCATCGCCAGTAGACATCATGCTACCACCATTTTTTGCAACAGGGACTGCTTCTTGCGCTCGCATCTGCTTCTTTTTCTTTTGTTGCTTTGCGAGCATACCCGCAGGGCTAAAACCTGCACTTGCCAGTTTACCAAAAGCACCCTCACCCGAAATCATTCCATATAATGGACTGATACTACCAAGCACTTTGCTGCCACTCTTTTTCTTAACAACTTTCTTTTTCATCTTACCTGACTTTATCTGTTTGCTCATATTCGATCTTGAGATAGCCATTATAAAAACCTTCCCGCTACAGCCGCAGCAATGATTAAGACGGCAATGCCCCACAACCGCATATCAAGACGTTCTAGTTGCTTCTCGATACGCTCAAAACGTCTATCAGACTCTTTTTCATGCTTTTCCATAATCGTTAATACGTCTTGCGCTTTCATCAACATTTCCATCTTTTTCTAGCCTGTCTCAGGCGACTGTTTGGATCTTTTGCTGCTTTTGGAAACTGCTTCATCTGACCTGCAGATCTAGCGCAATAAGACTTACGTCTTTTCGCAGCCTTACTACCTTTTTTAACTGTGCCAGTCACAGCGGTTTTAAGCTTAGAACCGGGGTTATCCCTACGGTACTTAGCTACACCTTTAGCGGTCATACCCGCACCTTTTTTGGTGGGGCGTTTTTGCCCCCCCTTGATGGAGTGACCCTTCATAGTTCCCTTGCGAGCAGCCATAACATTAATTAAAGAATATTGTTATAGCTGTTAGTGCCGTAGCAGTAGCTACATGAATATCACTAACTCTAATCCCATCGTCTGGGATATTGACAGCATGAACGTCAGAAGCTTTTAGATCCAAATCTAGAACTGTAGCCCCACCGTTACCATCTGAGATAGTTAATCGGGGTGTACCCGATCCTGATAAAACATGTATCTGCCGTATGCGAGCAGGGCCAACTGCGAGTGAGCCTGTTCCTGTGACACGCTTTGCCTTTACATCACTAGACATAGCTTACCCTTTCTTCTTAGGGCGACCGCGCTTTTTAACAGGTGATTCTTCCCATGCCTCATTTACATCAGGTGTGGAGGGATCATCTGCTTTAAGCGTTCCATCGCTGTTTCTTGCGCGAACTTTGTTAGTCCATACTTTTAGTGGGTTTCCATCTGGGTCTAACCCACGAGCCGCCAGTTCTTCAACACTTGGTGGTGAAAATCTACTCATAATTCACCTATGAAGCTGAAATGGTTGCGCCTGTATCGGAACGCTTCCAGTTTGTTCCGTCAGAGAAAGCCAAGATAGCAGCACCTGCAGCGCCATTTGAAATGTACGCTATAGTACCTGCACCTGCTGTAGCAGCGGAAGGTGCGGCTGCAACTGTGTAGCTTGTTAATGTGATAAGACCAACAAATCCATCAGAAGATGTCACTGGGCCTGAAAATGTAGTTGATGCCATAATAAATACCCCTTGCACAAGGTTTTGCCTAGCAGTCTGTGCAACGTCAGGTCGGGGAGTGTCCTGTCTGCAAGGCTAATGTTGCCCCTAAAAAGACCATAACATAGTTTTTTTAAAAAGAAAGGGGCAACTCCTGCAAGCTGCCCCTATTTACCGGGAGAAGTAAATATCCCCTTTAGAGGGACACTTCTTCTATACCATAGTTTACGCTCCGGGGGAACCAAACATTCCTAATGGATCTGATACACCAAAAGAATAACGCTCACGAGCTTTGTAGCGAACATTACCTGTATCGAAATCTCCATCCATAGATGTTGCCATAGCGGTACGCTCGAAATGCTTCATACCATTTGGAATATCTGTTGTGATGAAGAACGCATCTGTGTCCGTTAGATAGTGATTCACACGATAGCCTTCAGGGATTGATCCATTTGAACGCAATGCGTTTGTATCGTTATCCGCTGTACCAGTGCGAAGCTCTGTCTGTAGCAGTCTTGTTGCCACGAACATTAGCGCAGGTGGAACGATTAACTTACGAGGGCGAGCCGCGATCAATAATCCACGTTCATCTGTGAACGCTGAAATATCAATAACTGCTTGCTCTAGTGAGGTTTCGTTCAAGTCTGCATTTACTGCAAGCCTGTTAGCGTTTGTACCACCACCGACAGTTGGGTGTGAAGTACTAAACAATGTAACGCCATCACCTGAGTTGAAGCTTGTAAAACCTGTGTTCAACAAAGCTGCAGCCTTAGTCTGCTTGGTATAAGCCATAGCGCGAGCTAGTGCTTTTGTATATCGAGCAGACAATGAGTCGTACAAGTTGTCTTCCATCGCTTCTTCAGTGACAGAGAAACCCATTGCAACGGTCTCATGGTTGTATCGAGCAGTATAATGCTCTTGTGCGTTATCATACGAAATTGCTGCACCTTCTGCTTTCACAGGAGCCGCCCCAAAACCACTTAATTTGACTTCTTCTTCAAAGCTTCTGTCTGAAGTTTCTGTCTCATAAATTTCTGAGTGTTCATTTTCGTATTTGTCGTATTCCAAGCCGTACAATGCGTTTAGGCCGGGAAGTAGCTCTTTAAGGAGCTGTGCGCGTGAAATAGCCATTAGTCAGTCTCCTATGCTTGACCTTTGTCCACAGTCATCGAATGATAACTAGGGGCAAATTTTACTAAAATATCCGGGAACCCATCAGTTGGCGGTGATACAAAACCTACAACTTTGAAGGCTTTTGTAGCTGAAGATGCGTCTGCATCCATTGCCGTATTAGAGTTTCCAGTCGCAGTGCTACCTGTAGAAGAGGATTGCACTGCTGCGAATGTAGTACACATGCCTAAATCAGACTGAGTCATAGTCGCGTCTGCTTGTGCTTGAAATAATACATTTGGATCATCAACAACTAAAGCTTTCGCATTTAGTTTACCTGAAGGATAATAGTTCGAATGAACTGTTTGACCTTCATCGTTCTGATACTCACAACCAACAAAAACACCAATAGCACCAATGCCATTACCGCCTAAGTTGTTTGTTGTTGCGTCAGCACCTGAAGCGGTACTAATCGCAATATACCCATCCGTCCCGATTATGACGACTTGACCATTAAAAATATTGGTCGCCTCGCCCGCAGGATCGATCAGGTATTCAGTAGTTGCCCCTGCATAGGGCATACCATCAGCACGTTTTACGGGCTTCAGGCCTTGGGGAGCTGCTGTAGTAGCCATTTGCTCTTTCTCCTAACCAAATTAAAATTAAGAAAGCTCCCTAGAAGTTCAATTGAACTTTTTGGTTACTTTCCAAACGATGTGCGCGTGGAACGCTCAGGGTTCAACACTGGCATACGAGGATCGTTTTCTCTCATAAAATTACGATCTACCGCATCCTGTGCGTGTTGAGCCTGTTCGAGTTGTACCTCGACACGTTCTTCAGCAATTTCTGCAGGTATACTACATAAAAGCAGTCCACCTACCTCAACGTTGTCTTTAAATCGAGAATCGATGTCAGACACAACGGTTAACTCAGGAACATCTGAAGCCTTGACTGGTGTATAGCCTTCACGAAATCGAGCCGAAACATTAGTATTGTCGCTATTACCCAAAGTTGCTGTGCGAATCCAACGGAAATGTAATCCATCCCTTGGTTCGGGGGTAGGTAGCGAAGATGGTCGAGACCATCCCTTTTTACGAACTGTTTTTTCTCTAGTTTCTGTAGTGCGTGGAGTTCTATCAGTCATATCAATTTTCCTTCATTAGTTGCGCGGCATACTGTTCTGCAGTTAGACCTAGCCGTTTCGCGAGTGCGGCTGCGGTCGGAGTCAACTTCACCTTGCGTGGTTTTTTAGACGTTCTGGACGTAGGGGCAACCACGGCTCCTGTTCGGGGTTGTTGTGATGTAGGCTCCTCTACCGCAACGCCGAATTTATCTGGGAACGCTTCCATCATGGCAGCGTCTATCTTATCATAATACTCTTTTGAATTTAAAACAACACCTTCTGCTTGCAATTCTGTGTGTACACCCATTGCGAAACCAGTTAAGGCTTTGTCCCCCTTAGAATTTCCTTCAAACCAAGTATTGTTTTTCCACCACTCCATAGCTTGCGGTGGAGGCTGTTGTTTCTGTTGTTGTTGATTGGGTTCAAACTCTTCAGCTTGTTTTCTTTTTGGAGGAGTATAGTTATCGTATCTAAACTTCTCATTCTGAAGGTTTGTCAGATTTTCCTGTGCATCAATAAGAGCATCAGTGTCACCTACTTCATGAGCTTCTTTAAGCTTACCTTTAGCCTGAGCGATTTGTGAATCGATCCTGCCTTTTGCCTGATCAACAAGAACGCCCTCGCTTTTCTCAAGAGTTTCTTTAAGCTTATCGTTCTCTTCTTTAATTTTTTGAGCGTAGCTTACTGCCTCTTCTTTTAGTTTAGCAGCTTCTTCCTTAGCTCGCCTCTCTTCATGAAATTCCCACTTCATTTTCTTCAGGCGCTTCTGAACGCCCTCGCTATAAGATTCTAGCTCTTCATCATTGGGAATGTCAGGCTCTGCACCTTCCGCTCTTCTTGCTCTACCCTTGTCTTCTTCAGGGGTATCGTCAACGATTTCGACCTCTACTTCAGAAGAAGTCTCTTCTTCCTTTTCTACCCCTTCAACATCTTGTGTTTCAGTGGCATCAAAATCAATATCTTGTTCTGCAGCTTTATTCATACTCTTGTATACCCCCTTGGATCATCGACAACACCCTCTACGGTGTCATCGTTTATAAGACGAAACTCTTTTCCCGATACTTTAAATCTAGTGCCTGAGTACGATCTGAAAATAACAAAATCGCCCTCTTTGCACCAAGCCCCGTTAGGAAACCTTTCCTTGTCGGAGTAAGCATCTGGCCCTGATTTAATAACAAAACCAATAATTGAAGCTGTTGATTCGTCTTTGACAAGTCCATCAGGCATGATTACTCCGCCCTGTGTCTTCTCATCGATCTCTGGAAGTGCTATCAGAAGTCTATATCCCGTAGGTTCTGGTAGCTTTGCGTGAAGGTCATCCCCTACCTTCGTATTATCGACTTTAATTGTCGCAACCATATTGCACCCATTTGCAGTGATTTAAAGGTTCACAGTTACCTTGCGCGGATTATCCGCGAATAATCAGAACTTAACTAAAAAGTTTTTAGCTTTCAATATATCTTTTTTCAATTTCCGATAAATCTTCTTCTATAATTCTAAAAGCTTCGTACTTTCCTGTTAGCTTGACGTAATCTTCTTGCGTTTTAGCACCGCCCTCAGCAAGAAAAAGTTCAATTGAACTTTTGTATTCAGCTATCTTACCTTTGATTACTAGAATTAATGGATCAGTCACTGGATTTATCAAGCTCTCTGGCTATTTCTAATCCTAGCTTCGTTCCCTCGCGTTTATCTTTACGCTGCTCCTTATCTAGCTCTGTAGCAATCCTAGCACCAATAGATGCACCTGCACGTTTGTTCTCAGATTTAATTCTTTCAGCCTGTAGATCCAAGTTACCGATCTTGGTTGTTGCATCCAGATCAAGACTTGCTCTATCCATTTCCATTTTGTGCTTAAGCTCTTGCTCTTTGATTGCAAGCTCTCGCTGTTGGATCTGTGTAAGTGGATCTTGCGCTGCTTCTTGTGCTTGTTGCTGTGCAACCTCTGCTTGATTTTTGCCGAGTAGCTTCTGAGCTGCGTCTGCCGCAAGACGAGAGATCTCTTCTTCTGTGTCTTCTGGAAGCGCTTGATCTTCGCTTGGCATTTCCACACCTAGCTGTAGCTGTATCTCTTTGCGATACTGATAGGCAACGTGTTCGGTTATGTGTGATGACATTGCGCTCTGTATCGCCCCTGCAAAGGGAGACTGACCCACGATCTGCTGTATCTTTGGATCTTGCATTGCTGCCATATGCACTTGGATGTGTGCCTCGTGATCCTGATACATAAACGCTTTGACAGGCTCTTGTTTCAAAATAGCCATGTTTTCTGAAACTGGATCTTTTGGTTTGATGTCTTCTGGAAGCTTAATGATGTCGGCTGCTTCACTAATTCCCAGAACTTCTAGCATTTGCCTGTGTAGTTTTCCCATGTCGTATAGTTGCGGTGCTTGCTGTGCAAGCTGAAGTGCCGCCTGATACTGCATCACCCTTTGTGACATTGTTGCTGCATTTGGATCTGAAACGGGAATAACATCAATACGACCATCAAAGTCTTCTGTTCTGTTGAACTCGCCTTCAATTTCATAGGAATACTCTGAAGCCATATTGTCGTGAATTATTTTAGCGAGTATTCTTAGTTCCTGCTTAAGTGCAGCATGTAGTCTTGCTTGCACCCCAGACATCACTTTCATGGATCTTTCCATGAGAGCTAGGGTTGTTCCTACTGGAGCCTGTGGGTTTGTATCGCCTACCTGTACATCGGCAACAGAACCTATTCTGCGCCCTTCTTCAACGATATTTCCGAGTAGCGAGTAGAGTACGCTTGATGGCTCTTTATAAGGAATAAATGTAATTGAGTCACGGATAGCACCGCCCGGTACGTCCACATCCCTGAACTCACCCGGCATGAGAGGCGTATCATCACCTTTGATACGGAGACCGCGAGCTTTAAGACCTGCAGGTAAATTCGATAGCGTACCCGCATCAATAAGTTGTCGAAGTATTGAGGTGGCTGATTTCGCCAAGCCTCCAATGAGGTGAATAAGTCCTGTGCCGTAAAATCCCAAGCCCGGTAGGTATCGGTAATGTACGAAATGCATACGTTTCTTTTTCTTTTCATCGTCCTCGTACCAGTTTCTTCTGATGGATAATACTTCTCTTGATGACTTATCGATTGTGACCACATAAGGCCGAGCAATCCCATCAGGATCATCAAACTCTTCTGGCATGTTCATATCGACATGCATCTCCAGAATTGTATGGCGGTCATCATCATCAATGACCGCCTCTTCGCCATCCAACTCATCGTACTTTTGCTTAATATCAGAGTAGTCTGGTTCAGGGTCTGGAAGATCTACATCACGGTAGAAGCCGTTTACCTGTAGCTGTAGAACCTCATTCGATGTTTTTTTCATCACATGCGTGTATCTTGGGCATGTTTTTAAATCTGATGCCCCGTAAGACACAACGAAATCTTCTGATGGAACGAACATAGAGCATGGTCTTTCCATCAATGGATCGTAATAAACTTTCTTAAATGCAGAACCTGCAATGGGGAGCTTGAATAGCATCTGCTCCATCTCATCGCGGTACTCAGACATTTCTTCGGTAAGCAAATAGTTCATCTCGTTTTCTACACGAAATGCCTGATCTTTCTTTTCGGTGTCACTCTTTCCAACAATTTTAGTTCGCACTGGCCCTGAAGCAGGGAATATCTCTCCCATAGCCTGTGCTTGGAAACGGACAACAGCTTCCGTAAGTATCGGGTGAAACACCCCTGAAGCACCCGCCCACGGCTGCTGTCTGTCCTCGACCTTCATTCCTAGAAGATCTAATCCCTTGACGTATGCCCTCGCCCAATCTGACCTGCTTTCCTGATCTGACTGAAAGTCAGAAACAAGATCGCTTGCCATTGACTGGAGAACATCCTCATCAATAACCTCCGCAAGGTTTTGATCATGGCCTTCGCCCCCTAAAAGCTCTTCGCTAATGTCTCCTTCAAAATCGATAATGATGCCGCCATCCTCTGTCTCCATAGAAACGGCTTCAGGATTGACTATTTCAACCTGCACTGCCTCTTCCTGATCATCATCCTCTAATTCGAAGGGTGTCATTTGCTTTTCGATTGCCATGATCTGTCCTTTGCAAAAGTTCTTTCATCAGTATAGCAGAACAATTAATAATATTCTACTGGTCTTCTGTAACTTGGCTCGTCATCCCATTCATCAGTTGGAGATCTAATCCAACCGCCTTGGCGGAAACGTATCAATGCTTGTGACATCGAGTCAACATAATCATCGTGATCTCCCGCAGGGAAAGAAGCCACCTCTTCAATCACCTCGTCTGCAAACCTAGTATCTGGACACCAGACAATACCACTGGCAAATAAGTCAGAAACTGCGTTTACACGAGCTATCTTATCTTGTCCTCTTGATGGAGTAAACTCTGTAACGGGTAATCCCATAGCTCTAAGTTCGAATATCAAAGGCGCACCAGACGCTTTTTTCTCCACCACAAGCTGATCTGGCTCATATTCCCAGTATTTGTCGTATGCAGCCTTCTTCAATTCTGGAAACTCTAGCTTTTCTTTGTATGCGTCTAGCATAATCAGGTTAGGAGCCATCTCTCCCGTGTCATCTGGGTGATAAAACACCCCCCATGTGGTTACAGCGCTGTAGTCAGAGCGTTCTGTCTTCAAAAACGCAGTATCCCACGACTGGATGATGGCTTCGCAAGCAGGTGGGTGGCTTTTTTCCCAATTTCTCCACCATTCTCGCTTAATTAACGCCCCTTCTTCCGATGTGGGGTCTTGTTGGTACTGTGCAGACCACTTCCCAACAGGGATTTCGGCCTTAATCGCCTCTAGTTCGTCCTGTTTCCAAAACTCAGGCCATAATGGTTGACCAGAAGGCATAAGTGCAGGGAACTCTATGACTTCCCATTCGTCAGAACCTATCCTCTCAGCAGATTTATTCACAATCTGTCCAGTCAGATCCCTTTTTGACCATCTGGTCATCACAATGATGATTGCCCCTCCGGGCTGTAGACGCTGTCTGGGGCCAGATGTATACCATTCGTACACCCTGTCGTACACTTCGGGGTTAAACTGCCCTTGTTGGGCGTCCTGTTCGCTGTGAGGGTCATCTATGATCAATAGATCCGCACCTTTACCCGTTACCGCACCGCCGACACCAATCGCGAAGTAGTCACCTCGCTTGTTTGTGTTCCAACGACCCGCAGCTTTTGAGTCTGACGATAGATCTATTCCCTGAAACACCTTCTTGAAGTCTTCGCCCTGTATCAGGTTCCTGACCTTACGACCAAAGCCCACAGCCAGTTCTGCAGTGTGGGCTGTCTGAATAACTTTTTTCTCTGGGTACTGCCCCAAGAACCAAGCGGGAAGAAGATAAGACGCAAACTCTGACTTGGTGTGACGGGGTGGCATGTTGATGATAAGCCTTTTCAACTCTCCCCTAGCCACACGTTCGAATGCCTCAGCCATAACTTTGTGATGCCGACCACCAATAAAGCTAGGCCACATCATTTTGGTAAATGCCAAAAACTCTGATTTAGCCTTCTTCTTGTTCTTAAGCTCTTCAAGCTGTTCGAGATCAGCAAGCAAATCTGCCTGAGCTTCCAATGGAAGCTTTTTAAGTTGTTCAAGTATCTTCTCGTGCTTCATCGTATCCTCCACCCAAATGGTAGACACTGATCGGGTGGGAGACAGTGCCTACCGTGGATGAAAATGGGATAAATAAACATCCGCGTGTAATATATAATATATATATAATAATTAATATATATATAATCTCTCTCTTTAAGAGAGAGATATATTAATATATAATATATATAATATAATATATATATATACTAGGGAGATGAAATTATGAATAGTCTAAGACAACTAAACGAACCCTGTCCCAAATGCGGAGCAAGCCCGAATGATGATTGCCGACACAGCAATAGCAAAGCAAACTCACTAAAAGCCGAAAGAGACTGGGAACGCATAGAGGCTTGGAAAAAAGCTCAAAAATAATAATAGGGGGGTATGTGAACCTACCCCTTTTCTAAAAAACCAAATATATTTCTCAATAGTGATATTGGCACTCAAAAACTAAGGGGGGGGTATTTGAAAGTTTTTAGTAATTGTTTGTGTGAAACACCATGTATGTAAGTTGTATGTGCGACCGAGTATATACTATCATGGGGGTAGGTGGGGTCACGACATACTAGCCAGACTAAATGGGTATTGCCATAAATCAATAAAGTTCAATTGAACTATTTAATCCCTAGAGCAATTAATTTGTTTTGAATATCTTTTTCTAGCTGTTGTTCATTACGTTCTGTTTTATCCTCAGTCTCTACCTTATCAATCCATAGCCCCATAGATTTACCCAACAGTTCTAAAGCTCTAACTTGTGTGCCGTCAGCTTCACCGTCTCGCAGTGCGACTTGTTCAAGTTTTGAAATCACACGATCCCTTCGAGAGAGCGACATCAAGCGGTTATTCGCCTCTATATCATTATAATATCTATCTAAGCTTAGTGACACATTAGGGTTCTTTGCTAACCTACACGCTTCTACATGTATGCTTGCATTGCTCATATTACTGGCATCATATGCCAGCCGATAAGCATCACTTATATTGTTACCCTCTATTATGGCTTCAATAAATGCCTGTTGTTTATCTGTTACCCCTCTATTGTTCTTTGGGGTTCTTTGTCTACTCTTACCTGTAATCGGTACAACTACGCTAGGCGCTTGGCCCTTATCGTGGTTTTGATCTTGATCTTTTGGCATTGCTCAAACCTTTTAATTAACTTGGAACAAACATAGCCATTATACAGAACAAATCAAGAAATAGCTCTAACAGCCAATATAAGCCCCTCTGAAGAGGGTTTAAGGTTTCATGGGGTATAGTTCATAAAACTTCCTTTGCTAAAATGTACACATATGTTCCGCATATGTTCTCACTTTTTGGCACTTCTTTCTGCTAAGTCATTGTTTTCATTACATTAGGTACGTCTGCCCCCCAAAAGGTACGTTTGCCCCCCACAATACACCGTATAAATATATACACGCTCGAACCCCGATTAGTTCAATTGAACTTTCTTTAATCTTTAGGGTTGCAATAGGTTTCATTAAGTGTCATTAAGGTCATGTACCGAGGGTTTTTGATTCGGGTTGATTCGTCCCCACCCCTTCGTACTCATCATAGGCTCACAAGCTACGCCAATAGGCTCACGGTGGCAGACGAAATTGCTCGATCACCCGACACGCTCGATACGAGGATCAACCCTGAAATATAAAAAGTTAAATTAACGAGTGTAGCCCTTTGGGGCTATAGTCTTGGTTTAATTTAGAAAGGAACCATCATGAGCAATTCAATTACAGTGAAAGTTTCAGACTACAATGGCGATAGACAAATAGGCTTAGATGAATTTGTCGAACGTTGGACTTGGGGCGTTGGTCAAATCGGTTGGCTAAGTAAAGATGCCAACGAACTGGCAGAGCTTGTAGAAATACAAAACAGAATAAAAGAATTAGCAGTAGCAAAATTCTTTCGCACTTACGAAGCAGATCAAAGAAAAGAAAAGGAAGCGGCATAATGAAAACATTTTCTGTAACCGTTTGGCACACTGAAAGTAACACAAGGCACTATGTCGAAGTGAACGCAAGCAATCGCAAGGAAGCAATCAAGATAGTTCGAGAAGCAACTTTAAGGTTAAGAATAGAAACAGGAAAAGAAACCTTTTCTAAATTTAGAGTAATCGGAGGTGATTTTTAATGAGTATAAAATATCCATCATCTAGAGATTATCTAGAAGCTAATCAGATTAAAAAGCTTTATCAAAAAGCTATGGAAAAATTAGAAAATTACTGTGACGATGGCAGTATTAATTGGAACTATATTAATGCTGACATGTACACGGATGCCAAAGAGGAAGGGTGGGAGCCTAGCCTCTGGATTAACATGGCAGTAGAGAGATGCTTCCTAGATGACGGAAGATTTGAAAAAAACGTTTTCAAAGACAAAATACTGCACAACTTCAAGTGGTAACATAATGCTTCACTTGCACCGTCCAACTATCATGGATGGTGCAATGGCGGCAGTATGCCGACAACCCCAATATTTCAATCAATCAATAGGAGGCCACACAATGGCTAAAGTATCAAACGTATCTTTCTCAATCGAAGCAACAAACAACATCACAGACGCTTATGTTGCTTATTCTGCAACCAAAGACGCAATCGGTGTCGAGAAAGAAAAAGGCGAAAGTTACAACCTAGCAATGTACTCTGAAGTCATTGCTGTCATGAACGGCTGTAAGCTTAACGCAAAGAACAAGCTGTACCGTGAGGATGCACTTGCAATCAAAGGCGAAATTGGTGTTGCTCTTGGCAACGGCAAGGGCGCTGATGCTAAAGCAAAACGTCTTTATGAAAACAGTTTCAAAGCTGTCAAACACTTCAATGTCGTATCAAAAGATGAGGACAAGCTCCCTTCAGGCGACAACGCAACCGCGTCAGCTATACGCGAACACTTAGCAATTATGAACGTGACCACAGAATCAAATCTAGCCGCACTTGGCAAAGAAAAAGTTGATGCTGTAGCCGCGTTGGTACGCAAGGTATCAGGTAACTTGGTTACACAGAAAACTGTGAAGGGAAAGAAAGTTGATCTAGATCAGCCAGTATACAAAGACGGCTTATCAGATGAGGATCTGCAATCTTTTCAGGATCAGTTGGCGGTAGCTATTGCAGAGAGATTTGCATACCGCGATGCTGAAGCCGCCAAAAAAGCAGGTGCTAAGGTCGGTGTCGAGAACGATACAGTTAACGCATCATTAGATGCTTTAGCGGCATGAGTATCCGACAACAAAAAGAGGCCAAACGTGTAGGTTATGCGTTTGGCTTCGCACATGGCATGGGCGCTTCAATGTCGCTCGTGCTTATCGTCACTTGGATAAGTATGTATCTATCATGATTATTCGTATTAAATTTCGCGGTCGATCAGGCCGTCTCATATAAGGAAGTTCAGAATGAGATTATCAGAAGCAAGCATTCTTTCAGAGAATGCGTTAATACATCAATTAGACAATCGCGGTAAAGTTGCGGAGTCAGAAATACTTGTACCCTATTGGATTGGGGCGGCAGGGCTTGGGAAAACCCAAGCGGTCAAGGCAATAGCGGTGCGTCTTGGCGAGATGCGCGGTGTTGAATTTGGCTGTAAAATTTTCAGCCTAGCTCAATATTCTCCAGAGGATATTGCAGGATGGCTTTTGCCAAATGAAGACAAAACCAAAATGAACAGAGTCAAGCCCGACTGGATGCCTGAAGAAGGTACATACGGTGTTCTGTTTTTTGATGAGCTACCCCAAGGTATCGTTGCAAATCAAAACGTATCAGCTCAGATTATCAATGATGGTCGTGTTGGTGATTGGATTATACCTGACACATGGGTAATTGTTGCCGCAGGTAACAGAACGTCAGACCGCGCAGGTACAAATCAGATGCCTAGCCATCTCAAAGACAGGCTGATGTTCTTACCTGTAGAGGCCAATCACTGGGATTGGATCAGTCATATGATGTCACGCAAAAGAGGTGAACAGGTCTGTGCTTTTATTGGCTTCAAGCCTACTGCCTTACATGCGTTCAACCCTGATGAGGATGTTTGGCCTACGCCCAGATCATGGGATAAGGTCTGCACTGCCATGATAATCTACGCTAGCTTACCACTAGCACAACGCAGGAATGCTGTAGCAGGGTTGGTTGGCGCGTCTGTGGCGGCAGAGTTTTTTGCTTTTCTCGCGGTATATGATGAGATTGGTGATGTTGATGACATTATCAAGAACCCTGCATCTGCACCCATCCCTGACCGTCCAGATGT